ACCTCCGTTTGTGTCACGCCGAAACAGGCGCAGCTTCGGTAAACGTCTTTGCAATCAAGCACCTCTCGGCGTAGGTGCTCCACTTCATCTGTCAATTGAGCTACCTGGGCTGCCATGAGTGCCAGGGCCAGGGTTAGTCGCTCGATTTCTGTCATTTGTGAGTCCAGGCGGCGTATGCAGCCGCTACGACCGTGGCCATGCCTGCGAGCCACTTGACACCGCTGCCAATGACGCCAAGCACTCGGAAAAAACTTTTTCCCATGCTGACGATTTCGAGCACCTCGCGGGTGGCTGCTGTGTTGTCAGCGAGAGCGCGCTCTATTTCTCCCATCCTGGCTGCGCCTCTGTCCAGTTGGTCTTCAATGGTTCCGACCTTTTTTCCAAGGCCTTTGTCTGTGGCGCGGTGGTCGTGTGGTGGTTTGGGTTTTGCTGGATCTGTCATGCTGTCCACTCCAGCGCAGGCAGCTCCTGGGCTATATCGTCAAGTGTTGGGATAGTGCGAGCGCCGGACTCCACATCATCCAGCAAGCTGTAAGCAGCGGCCCAGGTGGCATCACGCAGATCGACGCAGCACTGCCCTTCAACCCGAAATTTATTCACCGAACTGTTCGCATAGGTGCAAGCAGACAAGATGCCGTCATATCCTCGCTCCCGGGCGAAGTTGTCGAGTCTTGCTTGAATGGCTACGGTGACTGTAGAAATTAGCTGCGTTTGCGTCGGAACTGGCGCAACATAAGGCGCGACCTCTCCAAACTCACCCGCGACACAGCGCGCAAATATCTCTTTGCTGTGTTCTTCGTTGTCGTTTTGGGATGCGCTAAACGGGATTTCTCCAAGCGCGTCAAAACTCACAATCGCGTCGATGATTGTGTTTTCTGCATTGGCCCACGCAGGGCTTGTGACTGTTGAGTAGTTCATTTATGCGATCCTTTGATAGAGAGCGGTGTAATAGGTTCTGGTGTCAAACCAAACGTTTTCCGATTCGCACCGCCAGGTGCCAGAAGGACTTCCGACAAGGCTGGAACCTGCATAAGAGGTTCCCAACGATGGCACACCAGCGGATGACAATGTTCGGTATTCCCCGACTGAGCCATAGGCATCTTTCGCCACTCCGCCATTGGCAGCGTTACCACTGATGGAGATGGGCCAGGTGTATCCATAGTCGGTGCTGTCAACTGTGACTTTTAAGCCAGAACCGCCCCAGCCGACCTTCACCAAATTTCCGCTTTGACCTACCCCTGTGCCCTGCTGCACTGGGGAGTACCCAAGTGCTGCCTGATAGGCTGCTGGCAACGCTCCACCCAGTTTTGATGAGTCAGTGGCTGTTGCGGCATTACCAGTGATGGATGTGATGTCAGTGTTCGCCCCGCTTGCAGCCGCGCCAAGCGTTGCCCGTGCTGTTGCTGCGTTGGCGTCATCGAGCAGCGTGGCCGCAAACGCGGTGGTGTGGGCAATCATCTGGTTGAGCTTTGTCAGGGCGTCAAGGATGTCGGTGCGTGCGGTGGCCGGGCTGTCGCTGCCTGCATCGCAATTGGTGGTTGTGACGGCTGCTGTGGGGTAGGTCATGGCTTAATATCCTTCGACGAAAAAATCTACATAGGCGGGGTCGGCCAGCGTGCCATTGAGGCGGAATTGCCAGCGCGGGCCATAGGTCAGGGTCTGGTCAATGCGGGTGCTGGTCCAGGTGCCAGCGCTTGAATCTTGGATCACCACGGTGGTGCGCTTGATGACGCTGTACACGCCCGCCAGGGGAATGCGCACATCGCCCGTTCCGATTCGGTAAGAGCCTGTCAAGCTGCTGATCACAATGTCGTTCAAGTACTCGGAGCGCATGGACGCGGTGATCTGATAGTCAAACTGGCGCACCACCGGAACGGGCGCCGGGCCGGTTGCCGTGACGGTGATACGCAGCTTGATGTAGCGGCTGGAGAATTGGCTGGATGCACTGCCCCAGGCGCTCCAGGTGGAGCCGTCGGCACTGGTGGCCATCTCAAGCACCACGGTGCCGTCAGCGTCAATGGTGCTGTCCACCTGGCCCGAAATGACAGTGCCAAAGTCACGCACGGGGGTGACGTAGCTGATCGGGCTGGTAGGCGCGAAGTTCCACGCGGTCCATCCGGCCCACGTGCCGGGCAGCGTAGCCCAGGTGGTGCTGTCGGTGGACTCCAGAATTCCTCCTTGCACGTGGCAGCCTGAGAGCGTGCCTGTCCAGCCTTCGGGGCCTTCAAAAAACTCATCAAACACGTTGCCAAGGCGGCGATCTGGCAAGGTGATGCTTTGCACCAGGTAGTTTGATTCGTTGCCGGTGGTGTCCAGCGACTTGCACGCAAAGGTGTAAGTGCCTGCAATTGGGGCGTTGAGCTCGACAGGGCTGCTGGTGTAGTAAGTTGCGCTGTCTTGTAGGGGCGTCATGGTGGCCCAGGTTGGGCTGCCTGTGGTGCCGCTGACGTAGCGGATCTCGGCGCCAAGCCAATCCACGGGCGGGGTGCCGGTGTAACCGAAGTTGTATTGACGGGTACCGTCGGGCTGGGCCATGACGGTGAAAAAGTCAAAGTCGGCCGGCGGCGCTGTTTTTCCGATGACCTGGGCGCTGACCTGGGCGCTCCAGTCACCAACGGCAAGGGTGCTGCGGCCTCGGGCGCGGATAACGTAGTACAGACCGTCTTGCACATCAGAGGTGATGACTTGGGTTTCGTCACCCGGCACCACCAGCGTGGTCCATGCACCGGTGGAGTCGGCACGGCGGTATTGCACTTCGATCTTGCCGCCCTCGCGCACGGCCTGGTCGGCTATTTGGGACCAGCTCACACGCATGCGGCTCACAATGGTGCCGTCCAATTGCTTGATCAGCTCGTTTGTGCCGGTGCTGACAGTCAGTGCGCCCAAAGTGGCCACCACCCACGGCTTTGGCAGGTTAGTGTTGCTGGCATAGCCTTGCGCCAAAAATCCTGCGTCCATCTGTGTGATGGCGGCGCTTGTTTCTTTGAGCGTGAGCTGCAGCGCACCGTTGGCGTTCCAGGTGCGGGACAGGATCATGAAGGTCTTGGCTGTCCAGCCGTAGCGTGTCAGCGTGAGGTCAACCGTGTCAAATAGCTCCAGCGGGTAGGCCCGCAGCTTGAAAGGCAAATCAATCACCAGCGGGTCACGTGCGTCGCGCATCATGATTCCTGCCACATGCTGGGCCTGAGGGGCGTAGCCAATGGCTGGGTAGCTGACTTCTTGCACTAGCTCGGCACCGTCGCGTGTCACCAAGGTAGAGCTTGTGAGCGGGGTGAGGCTGACTTGTTTGTAATCCTGATCCTGGTCCCAAATCTTGACCTTGACGCTGTTGAACTTTTGCGCCCTCTCTTTGTGTACGCTGATGCTGATGGGGACTTGGGATTCTGCTGCGCCGTTGCGCTGGATCACAGCCAGATCAGCGTCGGTCAGGCTCATGACGGATGCCGTGTAAACACCGGCTTTGAGGTACAGCGATCCGCCAGCAAACGCCCAGCTGCCGCCCATGGCCTGGGCCAGATCGTCAAAGGCGGATTTGGCGGCAGTGCCGAAGGGAATCACCAGGCTGGCGCGGTACAGCGCGCAAGCTGTTTGAGCCACACCGCCCACGGTGTACACGGTGCTTGTGTCGCAAGCGTTGGCAGCGGCGGTGATGCGGGTATCTTCTGCCGCCGTCACCGTGGCCTTGCCAAACTTTGCGTGCGCGTAGATGTGGCGCATCATGAGCGCAGGGTTTTCGCTCCAGGTGGTGGTGCCAGTGCGCGGGTCGTACAACTTGGCGCCACGGATCACAGCCGAGACGTTTGGCACACCGCTTGGGAATGCCGTCTCGGAATAGGTCATTTTTACCACCAGGTAGGCAATGCCTTGCACGGTGTTGTTGGATGACCAGTCGCTGGGGAATGCAGCCAACAGTGCTGCGTCAACGGTCTGGCCGGACGTGCCAAGGTGGGTGGTGATTTGCACCGACGACGCGGAGGCATCGACGTATTGATAGGTAATCTGTGTTCCAACTTGGGTGGCTGTTGCGGTGCTTCCCGACACATCGACAGGAATCATGAGGTTGTAACCGTCTGCAATTCCCATCCACGCGGAAGCACTGCCAGCCACATAGCCAGCGGGCAATGTGATGGTGTAGCCTGCTCCTGTGTTTTGTGATCCAGTAAGAGTTGTGGTTGACTGGTAAGGCGCGGACGTTACATAACCGCTGCCGTCCAGCGTGACAGGCTCGTCATTGAGGTAGATTTCTTCTACCGCATCGATTTCGTGACCGGCCAGGGCTATTGCAAGGTACAGATCTTTTGAGTTGGTGCCGGTGCTGGCTTTGTAGAAGATGGCGCCAGACTTTCGCACGCGGCCCAGCACCAGGTCACGCGGCGCAACAGCTGAAACAACGCTGGCCAGCCGATCTACTTGTGAGGCGTTGTATTGGTCGCGGGCCTGCTCTTTGGCCTGGCGGGCTTTTGATGAGCTGTAGGCCATGCCGCCCGCAATCATGGCGGTGACAGCGATGGTGGTGCCGATGGCCTCGGCGCCCATGATGAGGGCAGCGCTTCCGACTTCTGCACCAACGGCGGACACTGCCCAGACTACGGCCTCAACAATTAATGAAGGCATTTAAGGCACCCTCCAAAACACCGTGGCGCAGTCCATGCTGACGCAGGCCATGCCTATTTCTGAGGGGCCAATAGCGGTGGAGCCGTTGCAGATGGCCAGGGCCTGGCGTTTGCCGATGTTGACAAGCACCACATCGCCCACGTGAGCGAACACAGCGGGCGCTGCCGGGCCGAATGCAGCGGTGGCAATACCCATGAGGCCACCGCGCCGATTAACGGCCCTGGCGGCTTGTTTGGCGGTACGGTGCTCGCGCATTCCCTTGGGTGCAGGGTCGGTGCCGGTCAGGGCCAGCACGCAGTCAGCGGCAAAAATGCCGCAGTCGTTGGTGCCCCATGCAAACGGGGTGCTGCGGCGCGCGTTGACAAACGCCTCAAGGCGCAATTGCCAGTCCGGCAGGCGTGATATGTGCATGGATTTCATGACGCTTACTGGTAGAAGAAGGCTTTGGCGGGCCAAACAATTGGCTTGTCGATCTGGTCGACCACGAATTTGAAAGAGCGATCGGTGGCGCTGATCAGGGTCTGGTCAGCGTCTGAATAAAACTGGGGCGTGCCGCGCAAAAGGTCCACCGCGTTGCTTTCGGCGCTGACGCGAATGTTGGCGGTTTGGCCGTCTTCGCCGATGGTCATGGTGTCAAGCGTTCCAGTCCACTCCACAGGGGCGTCCAGGATGGTGTAGTTGACAGTTTCAATGATTGCGGTGCGGATGGTCACGGGCGTGCCCTGCACAATGTCGCTGTCATCAAGCGCCAGGGAAATGCGGGTGGAGTCACCAGCGGCAAGTTCCAGCGTGAGGCCCTGCACATCTCCGGGCTTATCGACCACAGGGCTGATGGTGCCAAGGCCATAAGCGCCTTTGTACACATTGCCGCCATAGGTCAAATCCCATGTTGAGGTGTTGAGGTAAACCGGCGTGCCAGAAAACGCCATATGCACGAGCTGCACGATCGCCACTGAGCCGCTGGCCAGTGCGGTTTGGACGGGACCAGACAGCGATCTCATATGGCTTCGCCAAAGTCAAAGCTGACCGGCTGCAAAACGCCTGGGGTGTATTGCGCGCCAGTGGTGGAAAGCAGGCGGAAAGGGGCCGTTGGCTGGCTCCAGGTGACAGATGCGCCGGATGATTGTGCAGCGCGCAGCCGGTTGACCAGCGGCACGGTGATGACGCCGCCGGATGCGGTGCAGTCAGAGGCCACCATGAGCAGCAAGCCACCCACACCCAGCATGTCACCGCCCAGCAAGGTGCCGGTGCTTGGAGAACAGCCTGTGACAACGATGCTGGATGCGCCCTGCGCTGCCGATGCGTTCAGCGTAAGTGTGCCGCGCACGGTGCCCAGCGGCACGGGGCGGGCAAAGTGGTACAGGGCCACGGTGTTGACCTGGCCGCGCATGGCGCCAATGAAAGCCTCAACCCAGGCGCCATTGCGCAAAGCCCTGGCGGGCAATTCGCACGAGAGCAGCCAGCGGTCATTGAGCAGGTCAACAGCTTGCTCAGATCCAGCAAACGGGCTTGCGGCCACGCGCTGATTGACAGCATTGGTCAGCAAGCAGCCATTGGGGCGGAAAAGGGCCGGGAGGGTGACAGTGCTCATCCCATAGACCCCATTCCATAGGTCATGTTGCGGCTCATTGCGGCGGCTATTTGGCGCTGTGAGTTGGCAACGGCCTGGCGCACCATGCTGATAGATGCAACATCTCCCACAGTGAAGTTTTGCACCACGGTGAGGGCTTGCCCCATACCCTGCTTGTTTTGCGCTGCCGGCACGATGCGTTCACCTTTGTGGATCTGCGCCACCATGTCATGGGGGACGTAGTCGGTGCCGACTGCAAAGCTAGGCAAAAAAGAGTTCAGGCCCGCGCTGATAAAGCCAGAGAGTGGATCGGTGACGGTTTTGCGGATGGTCATGCGCAGGATGTCTTGGCCCAGGGCATCCATGACGGCGCTGAGTTCTTTGCCCCCCACCACAGCGTCTTCAAATGCGCTGGCCATGGTCATGCCAAATTCGTCCGCAGCGGTTTTGGCTTTGTCGGTCTTGTCGGCTACCAGGTCCAGGCGGGCGCTGACAGCCTCAAGGTAGAGCTGTTCGCTGATGCGCCCGGCCTCAAACTCGTCCGTGAGGGCGCGCACGTCCTTGCGTTGTGCGTCGATTTGCACGGTGGGGGTGGCTGCGTACAGACGTGTGAGCAAGGCCTGATATTCCTCATTGGCCTTGGCTACGGCGTCACCTTCAGCAATGGCTGCATTGCGCCTGGCCTGCAGGGCATCGGCAAGGGCTTTTTCTTTGTCGATCTGCTCGGCCATGCCGGTGACCAGTTCGCGCACCTGGGCGATCTCGCCAGTGGCGCCGATGGAGCGCAGGAAGTTGAGGGCTTTTTCCTGCTCGGTTAGTTTGTCGTTTGCCTCAAGGGTGCGCTTGAGTCCGTCAATATAAGCATCGAGCGCACGGCTTTCCTGGCCGATTTTTTCCGCTTTGTGTTTGGTAGTGGTTTTGTCTTTGCCGTCTCCGCCCAAATTTGGGTCACCAATGTCTGGCTTTACAAATTCAGGAAAGACATTGCCGCGCCCTGCAAAGCCTGTTGCGTCGCCCCATGAGCCTGTCAGGCTTTTTGAGCGGCGGGCCTCTGCCACATCTTGCATGCTGGTAAACAGACCAAACTTGCCTTCTTTTTTTGCCTTTTTTTCTTTGTCGATAAAGTCATTGAAGGCTTTGACGAGCGGGCCTGCGATTTGACGCGACAAGTCCTGCACATTTTTTTGCATTTCAAAAAGCTGCTTGTTGAACTTTTCGGCCTCTTTGGCTTGATCCGTGGTGAATTTTGCAACCAGCTCGCCTTTTTCTGCCAGGTCGTTCAGAAACGGTGCTACGTCTTTGAGGCTTTTGCCAAAAAGCTCTTGCATGATGCGGGCCTTGTTGCCGTTGTCGGCAAACCCCGCAAATGCGGTGGCGGTTTTCAACAGGGCTTCAGCCGGGTCAAGCCGCTTGAGCTCTTCTATGTCAAGGTTTAGCGCCTTGAGTGCCTTGCCTGCATCATTATCGGGTTTGGCATCTTTCAGCACGCCGTTAAATTTGACCATGGCCGTTGAAACGGTGTCCATGGTGGTGCCGGTGCGGGCAGCGATGTCCTCCAGCGCGCTGATGTTTTCGATGCTGGCGCCCGTGGCGTCGCGCAGGTCGTTAAGTGCATCAACACCGTCAATGGTTTGCTTGACAAAATTGACGGCAAAACCCACAGATAGCGCGCTGGCCATGCCGACGGCAGCGCCCTTGACAAAATCAAAAGCTTTACCCATGGCGGCTGTTTGTTGCTGGGTGGCGGTAGTGGCGCGTTTGAGGTCTTTCTCAAACTCCGCAATCTTCGCCACCAGGTCAATCGAGAGTTGTGCAATGGGCATGGCTTCAGTCTTTCGGTTTATGTGTTTTGATGACCGCCAATCGGTGAATCAAGGCCTCAATGTCTTCAATGCCCAGCATGGCCGCGACCAGTTCCAGCCCGGCCCAATCGATGCTGCCTTGGCCGTTGCTGAGCAGGTTCCAGGCCCGTATTGCCAGGCTGTCAAAGGTGCTGCGCGGTGGGGGTGATTCCCCCTCGTACTCGGCCCCGCTGCCCCAGTCGAGTACGGCTGTTAGTTTTTTTCGGCTTGCGCCTTTTGCTCAAAATGCTTGACGATTGCGTCCAGCAGCGCGGTGCCGACTTTTTTGAGCCAGTCGGAGTTGTCAGCAACCACGGCCGCCCACAGGTCTGCATCAAATGGCACAACATCACTGGCGCCGATGGTGGGGCCAAGAATGTCGGCCTCGGTGATGCCATCCCAGTTGGTGACAAAGCGGCTCACTTGGACCAGTTCTGCCACCATGGCGCGGGCCGCGCCGTCAGTGCGCAAAAATTCGCCCACCTCGCTTTCGGTGGGGCGGATGATTTGCACGCGCTTGCCCGGCTCAAGCTCCACCCAGCTCTGGCGCTGGGCACGCAATTGACTTATGAGTCGGTGCATGGCTTAGGCCGCAGGCAGCATGAGCACTCGGCCCTTGACCTTGATGCCAAAGCCGCTGGTGGCCAAGGCATTAAGGCTCTGGCTTTCACCAGGCAGGCCAGGCTGGCCACGGAACACACGGCGCTCGCCATTGCTCAGGGTGATGCGCACGATGATGTAACCGTCGTTAAGGGCTGCTGCGCGCACAACGGCCAGGGCTGGCAGCTGCATGTCGCTGAGCTTGCTGAGCTGCACATTTTGTGATGCCATCAGGCCGGCCTGGGTTTGCTTGATGCGATCGAGCAAGGTGGTGGCGTCAAGCTCATCGGCTGAGCCTTCAGGGATCTCATAGCTGGTGGCGCTGGAGAGGGTCAGCCACGTGGCCACGGGGGTGACGGTGCCGCTGGTGAAGGTGCCAAAGCTGGTGCTGTCCAGGCCTTCGGCGTTGAAGGTGTTTGTGGCGGTTGAGTCCACACTGATGGCTTGGCCAAGCAACTCATCCATGCCAGCGACGGTGTCAAAGTAACCAATGGTGCCCTCTGCCAGACCGTGGGATGTGCTGGTAACATCGGGCGGCACGGCTTTGGTGACGGCGGTGACGGTTTTTGCGGAGGCGTAGGTGGCGGCGATTTCTACCCGGCAATTGCGGCCTTTTGGGACGGACATGATGGTTTTCCTTTCAGGGGGTCAAAAAAAAGCCCGCATTGGCGGGCTGTTGGGTTGCTCAAAAAAATTGCGGTGTTCTCAGTCCCACCATTCGACGGACAGCAAGGTGGCTTCCAGGTCAAGCTCAGGGTCATAGCCGCTTGTTTTGGACAATACGGCCCGCTTGTCTGCCGCCAGCACGGCCAGCACGGCGTTGGCAACGGCCTCGGCGCTGGCGCGGGTGTCGGCCCAGCACTGCACATCAAACACCGCGCGCTCACCGTGTATTGAGCCGTCGAGCGCGTATTGGTATTCGGTGGCGCTGCGGGTGAACACGATGAAGGGGCGCGCTACGCCCTCTTCCATGCGGTCTGATACGATATTGGCGCCAACCAGGGCGATGACACCAGCATTGGCTGCCAAGGCAGCACGTAGATCGGTGTCAAGGCTCATTTGATTTGATCCCCGTTGTTAATCTTGGTCATCCAGGTGGCGATGCTTGTTTCAAACGATGTCAAGGCCTGGCTGAGCTTGTCGGCTGCGGGTTGCAAAAAGCTGCGGGCACTCATTTTTTTTGTACCGAACTCAAGCCAGCGCCAGTAAAACGGATCGGTGGGACTTTTGGCCCCGCGCTGACCTTTGGGCGCAGGCTTGACGTTGACGAACACGCCCACATTGCCAGCGCGGCGGTCAATCTTGCTGGTGCGCACCTTAATGGCGTTTTTGACAGTGCCGCGATTTCTGTAAGGCGCTTTCATGATGCTTTGCAGTAGCGGTGCATTGCGCTTGGCTTCGTCGCGCACAAGGCGTGCCCCGGATGCCAGGGCATTGCGCAATACGCGCCGGCGCAGGGCTTTGGGGATCTCCTCAAACTTGCGCTTGAGCTCGTCCAGGCCTTTGACTTCAACGCCCATCTTTCACCCCTGCCATGCACATGATCTCTAACATGTCATTGCGGCCCACGGGGATGACGCCGGTGATGTCATGCGGCTGGCCCAGCCACACAAGCCGCCAGGTGGTGAGCACACCCGCACGGTAGCGGATGCGCACCTTGACAGTTTGCTCTTGCTGCACCTGGGCTGCGGCGAAAAATTCGCGCCCGCGCACGGCCTGCACCTGTGCCCACACGGTGCACACATCCACCCAGGTGATGGTGTCCTGTCCAAAGTCATCTTTGACGATGGAGCGGCTTTGCAGGGAAACGCGCTGGTCGAATCCGGCCGCTTTCATTTTTCCATCACCTTCCATCGTTTGCCAACCACCCGGTAGCGATCCAACAGACGATCCGCAAATCCGAGCGAGAGTACGGAGCCGCGATCGACAACTTCGGATTCGCGGTTTTCGTACAT